AAGTTTGGTAATGCGTAATCCACAATATGAATTAAAACGTGTACCATTATCAAGTTTACACGTACCAAACGACAAAGATGAAGGCAATGATCCATATGGACGAGCTATGTTTGTCGATGTTGACCATGCAAGAGAGTATAGTCAACATTACATAGATAAAAAGCCATTAGTAGTTGATTCACGAGGACACATACTAGATGGTGCACATAGAGCTTGGGCCGCATCAGAGTTATTGAATAAAACTGATATCATGGCTTGGGTTCCTGTTAAACAAGGTGTGGCGGAAGATAATTAACCTAAACAGTTTACTTTACGACACTCCTGTAGTACAATATGTATTACAGGAGTTACCATATGATTATTGGAGTTACAGGTTTAATTGGGTCAGGCAAAGATACGATTGCTGACTATCTTTGTACATTTCACGGGTTCAAACGTGTTAGCTTTGCGGCATCATTGAAAGACGCAGTAGCCAGTGTATTTGGTTGGAATAGAGAATACCTAGAAGGTTCTACTAAAACAAGTAGAGCTTGGCGAGAACAGAAAGATGAATGGTGGAGTGAACGTCTTGGTATGGAGATCACCCCAAGATGGGTATTACAATATTGGGGTACAGAAGTATGTCGTAATAACTTTCATAGTGATATTTGGGTAGCAAGTGTAGAGAATAAACTACGTCAAACCGATGAAAACATTGTGATTACCGATTGCCGTTTTGCTAATGAAGTTAATTCTATCAAAAGTGTAGGTGGAATAACAATGCGTGTTAATAGAGGTGAACGACCAATTTGGTATAGTGCGGCAGTTGATTATAACAATGAACCTGAAGGTAGCGAACAAAAAATAAAAGCTATGGTAGAATTAGGAAACTATAGTGTCCATGCTAGTGAATACTCTAGTATTGGATTATTATATGACCATTATATTGACAACAATGGTTCAATCGATGAGTTACATAAACAAGTCAACTCAGTAGTCAACCTGTAAGTCCCCTCGTTTCCAAGTAACTTCTTTCTTTTTAACTACTTCCACACAGTTAAGACAGATACTACGTAGATTAGATAGTTCAGCGTTATCTAAGTTACCGTCAATGTGAAAGACTGTAATTTGACTTGTAAATAGACTTTTGAAGCCGCATAAATCACATGCGGCTTTTTTCTTATATCCCTTGCTTTTCCATTTAGGGATTCTAGGTTTAAGTTTATTTTTCTTTCTCCCACACTCATCGCACAAGCTTCTATAGTGTGTTATACCTACACGGTGGTAGTTAACAGAACAGTGATTCTTTCCACAGGTGTTGCATATAGGTCTCATCATGTATTTACTCATAAAGCCTTCGAAGGCACGGTAAGTATGTCTTTTTATAAGTATTTGATAAATATTAATATGCAAACAGGTAGTAAACCTTAAAATTTTACATAAAGGAAATATAAAATGGCATTAACATCTCCAGGCGTAGAAGTAACGATCATTGACCAGAGTCAATATCTTCCAGCCCCAACGAATTCCGTCCCACTTATTCTATTAGCAACAGCGCAAAACAAAGCTGATGCATCTGGAACAGGTATAGCAGCCGCAACAACGGCCGCTAACGCAAATAAACTATTCCAAGTAACAAGTCAGAGAGACTTAGTAAACTTATATGGTACACCATTCTTCTATACAACGACAAATGGTACACCAATACAAGGTTATGAGTTAAATGAATATGGATTGTTAGCAGCCTATAGTACATTAGGTGTAACAAACCGTTGTTATGTTTTACGTGCTGATATTGACTTAGCTAGTTTAGTTGGTCAAACAGGCCGTCCAACTGCGAATCCAGCTGCCGGAACATATTGGTTAGATACTACTACAAGTACATGGGGTATCTATGAATTTAATCAGACTACCGCACAATTTACACTACAAACTCCGATTGTTATTACAAATGCGAGTGATTTAACTGCAGGTGTACCAAATAGTAGTATTGGAAATATTGGTGATTATGCTGTAGATGCTATTCAAATTACTACTTCAGCCGACGGAACTAATAGAACATATTGGTATAAAACAACATCTAATGTTTGGGAATTTTTAGGAAGCCCTGAATGGAGATCAGATGTCCCTGCTATTCAAGGCACAAATTCCAATCCAACATTAACAGCCGCTAATACATTTACAATTAATATGTCAGGTATAACAGGAGTAACAGCAACTATTACAGTTCCGGCATCAACTAATAATAATGTAGCAGGTGTTGCTGCCGCAATTAATGCTTTAGGATGGACAGGATTATCTGCTGAAGTACGTAGTGGTAAATTATGTTTATTTAGCAATCAACGTGTTACTTCCGGTACAACAAGTCTTGTTATCGCAGCCGGTACTGGAACAGTTCTTACTGATATAGGCATTACTGCAGGAACATATAATCAACCAGTACTCGGATATGGCACAAGTGCTCAAATGCCATTATGGGGTAGTAATCAAACTACTCCTAGACCAACAGGTTCAGTATGGATTAAAGTTGGTTCAGCCGGTACTGGATTAAATCCAGTATTATCTGTATTTAATGGTGCAACACAATCATTCCAAGCTAAAAATGTATCATTAGCAATAAGTGATTGGGTAGCAACTAATAATTTAGATGCCACCGGTGGACAAGCTATTCCAGCTGGTACAATATATGGACAGTATGCATATAATCTTACAGGAACGAACCCAGGAAGTCCTGCTCCCTTTTACATGTGGGAAAGAATTGCAACTGGCCCAACAGTAATTACTGGTTCTAATACAACTCCAGATTTTACAGCTGGTTCATATTATATGAATGTGTATGTATCAATACCCGGAAGTTCCACATTAAGTTCAGCTTATCAATTTACATTAGCAGACAATACTGATGCCACAGATTTTGTTACAGCATGGGCAGCCGCTAGTATACCTTATACAACAGCAAGTGTAACTACTGATGGTGCTATACAATTAACACATACTACCGGTGGTGAAATTATATTAAATGATTTTGTAAATAGTGCATTTACAAATATCAATGTATCTAATGGTTTAATAGCAGAAGCTGGATTTGAAATTAATACAACACCTGGTGTAAAGTACGGGCCTGCATCTGAGCCTGCATTTACTGGATTGGCACAAGGATCTAGTTCAGGAAGCGGAACTGGTGCTACATTTAATGTTAATATTTTACCGTCTGTTAATTATGCAATGGTAGGTGATGGAGTTCAAGCCGGTGGCGCCAGTTATGCTGTAGGTGATACTGTTACTATATTAGGTACTAGTTTAGGCGGAGCTACTCCTGCAAATGATCTAGTTGTTGAAATAACATCAGTTTCCGCTGGAGCGGCAACATCATGTACATACGTATCAGGTACACCAGCATCAAACTTTACTACACAATTAAGTAACTGGGTTGAATTTACATATATTGCCAATGAAGGTGAGCCAAATATAGCTCCTGCTAATGATACAAATTGGTTCTACAGTGTAGTTGACCAAGTTGATATAATGATTAACTATAGTGGTGCATGGTATGGTTATGGTAATAGAGATTATGACAGTAGTGGTTTTCCGCTACCAAGTGGAACCAATGTAACTGATCCTAACGGACCATTGATTAGTGCTACTGCACCATCAGTACAAAGTGACGGAACTGTATTAGAATACGGTGATATATGGATTGACACTAGTGACCTAGAAAACTACCCAGTAATTAGTCGTTGGCAAAGTGTTAGTGGTACCGATCAGTGGGTATTAATTAATAATACTGACCAGACAAGTAGTACTGGTGTAGTATTTGCTGATGCACGTTGGTCAAGTGATCAAGATACTATTAGTCCAGTAGATGATCCTATCCCAACAATTGTTAGTTTATTAACTAGTAATAATCTCGACTTAGATGCTCCGGATCCAACACTATATCCATCTGGTATGTTGTTATTCAACACACGCCGTAATGGTTATAATGTAAAACAATATAGATCCGACTATTTCAATAGCACAGATTTCCCAGATGAAACATTACCTACATTTACTGATACTTGGGTAACAGTAAGCGGTAATCAAACAAATGGTAGTCCATATATGGGTCGTAAAGCACAACGTGCAATGGTTGTTCAATCATTGAATGCTGCAATTGCTACTAATACAGCAATACGTGATGAAGATAATTTCTTTAATTTACTTGCAACACCTAACTATCCAGAACTACAACCCGGTATGATTACATTGAATAATGATCGTGGTCAGACTGGTTATATTTTAGGTGATACGCCAATGAGATTACCAGATGATGCTACTGCAATTCAAGCATGGGCCAATAATACAGCAGGTGCATCAAGTACAGGTGAAGAAGGTCTAGTAAACCGTGATACATATATGGGTCTATTCTATCCTAGTGGATTGGCAACTGACTTGCAAGGTAATCAAGTCGCAGTACCCCCATCATATATGATGTTGCGTACATTCTTGCGTAATGATACTATCAGTTATCCTTGGTTAGCGGCAGCAGGTACTCGTCGTGGTACAATTGACAACGCATTAAGTATTGGATATATTGATAGTGCTACCGGTGAGTTTATATCAATCAAGACTCGTTTGGGTATACGTGATGTATTGTATATTAACTTCATAAACCCATTAGTATTCTTTACTGGTGTTGGATTATTGAACTACGGTAATAAGACCAGCTTTAATAGTTCAAGTGCATTAGATAGAACAAACGTTGCTCGTTTAGTTGCTTATATTCGTAGACAATTAACATTAGCGGCAAGACCATTCGTTTTTGAACCTAATGATTCATTAACACGTAATCAAATTGCAGGTGTTGTACAAACATTGATGGTTGATTTAGTTGCTAAACGCGGTCTATATGATTATCTTGTAATTTGTGATGAAAGTAACAACACACCAGCAAGAATTGATAGAAATGAACTTTGGATTGATGTTGCGGTTGAGCCTGTTAAGGCAGCTGAATTCATCTATATACCAGTTCGTATATTGAACACAGGCGAGCTTGGTGGACAATAATAAAATATGATACCCCGGAGGGGGTATCTATTTAAATAGATAAATATTAATAACAGGAGAAAAAAATGGCAACAGGGTCACAATCATTAGTTAACATGACAGTAGCAGGAGATAACTCTGGTGGAAATCAGGGTTTACTAATGCCCAAATTACAATATAGATTTAGAGTTAACTTTTTAAATTTAGGTACTAGTGCTTCTACTAACGAGTTGACTAAGCAAGTTATTGACGTAACTCGCCCATCAGTTAGTTTTGGAGAAATTACTATACCAATTTACAATTCTACTATGTATTTGGCAGGCAGACATGAATGGCAACCTTTGACAATAAATGTTAGAGATGATGCATCAGGTAGTGTTGCTAAACTAGTAGGTCAACAATTACAAAAGCAAATGGACTTTCTTCAACAAGCTAGTGCAGCCTCTGGACAAGATTATAAATTTCAAACAGACATTCAAATATTAGATGGCGGCAACGGAACATCAACGCCGGTTGTGTTAGAAACATGGGAAGTATATGGTTGTTTCTTGCAGTCTGCTAATTACAATAATTTAGGATATGGATCAAATGAAGTTGTAACTATACAACTGTCAATTCGCTTTGATAATGCACTACAAACTCCTTTAACAACCGGTCTAGGTATAACAGTTGGCAGAACAACGCAGACTTTAGTAACCGGTATTGGTTCTGGTACAACGTAATTATTAATATATGGCAGGATTCTTTCAAAATTTAGCAACAGACGCGGCAGCAGGGTTTTTTGCCAACGACTATCTACGTGATTATACTCACGCTAGTAAAACATTTATACCCAATGCATATCAATATGCACCTAAGTTTAAATTTCTATTCCATGTTTATTTTGAAATAAATCCAACCGTATACTCACTTGGTGCGTCGTCCGATCCAAATTTGGATGCAAACTTTGGATTAGCAGTTAAAACTGTAAAAATACCAAGCTATAGTTTTGACACACATATAATGAATCAATATAATCGTAAACGTATTGTACAAACAAAAATTAAATATGATCCAATAGATATTGTTTTTCATGATGATAATGGCGGTTCAGCATCAAGTCCTACAGGCGGCGGAATAATTCGTAACTTGTGGTATAACTATTATACATATTACTACAAAGATGCAACTAAACCTGTAAATTCAAGTAACTACAATACACGAAATATTTACGCAAAATCTATTACCGGCAATACCGATTGGGGCTATATAGGAGAAACAGGAAATACAGTTAACGGCTATACTGAAACTAGTACCGGTCAAACTAAAATTCCATTTTTTAAAAATATTACCATATATGGATTTAATCAACGTAATTATGTAGCATATACATTAATTAATCCAATGATAACTAGGTTTGCACATGACACTTACGATTATTCACAGGGTAATGGTACTATGGAAAATTCTATGTCTATAGATTATGAAACAGTAAAATATTTTAAAGGTGCAATGAATGGTAAAAATCCTAGTAATAAAGTTCCTGGATTTGGATTAGATCAACATTTTGATTTGACAACAAGTCCCATTGCCAGACCCGGTAGTCAAGCTACTATTTTAGGTCAAGGTGGTTTAGTAGATGGAGGAGAAGGAATACTTAACGATTTGACTCCAGATGCAGACGGTAACAGAAACATATTAGGTGCTATACAAAAAGCAGGGGTAACTTATAATACTCTTAAAAATATGAATTTGAAACAAGCTGCCAAAGCTGAGATAACTAAAGGTATTACTAATGCTATTATGAACCCACTAAATAATACTGGAAGAAATAAAATATTTAATATACTCTCATTCGGTTCTACACCAAATCCACCAAATTCTAGCTTTGCTGGTGTAACTCCTCCTGATATAAGTGCAGGGTGATAAATTATGGCAAGAATTATAGACGACCGAACTTCACTTGATTTAACCGTTAAAATATTTGACGATTTCTATGCATTTAATATGGTAGTAAACGGAAATGAATTTGATATTGTTAACGGTTATTTTAAAACTGTATGTGATACTAAAGCTATTGCTGGTAATTTTACAACATTTCTATTCAGAATAGCACAAGAGACAGGTATACCTGTATTAGATTTACTAGGACAAATTCAAGGCACCGGTAGTAAATTACAAATGAATCAAGTTATATCATACTATTTAAACAGTTTTAAATCTAAAACAAGTTTGTATGGTACAAGTACAGTACCACAATCTACTCAACCGGTAGCACGTAATATAGTGCAATAATCATGGCAAAGTATGCTCAAGGTACATTTGTCCCAAAAAATACTGAAAAATATGTAGGTAAACATACCCCTAGGTATCGTAGTGGTTGGGAACTAACATTTATGACCTTTTGTGACAATAACAAAAATGTATTGTATTGGGCTAGTGAGGCGATAAGCGTACCATATCGTAATCCATTTACCGGACTACCAAAAACATATATCCCTGATTTTTTTGTAGTTTATCAAAATAAACATGGTAAAAATATTGCTGAGATAGTTGAGATTAAACCTAAAAAACAAAGTCTTATAGAGAGTAAAGTTGCTAACGCTAGAGACAGAATGGTAGTAGCAATTAATCATGCTAAATGGCAGGCTGCAATGGCCTATTGTAAACATCATGGATACACCTTTAGAGTCATAACTGAGGATGATCTTTTCTATAATGGGCGAAGCAAGTAACTAAATACTTGTATGACAAAAAAATTAAACGAATTATTTGAGTTACCACAAGATGAAATAGATAGCTTGCATTTTCCTATTCCAGAAAATGCAAATGAAATAACAACTGATGCATTAAGCGCATTAGAAAAGATTGACCATGCATTACCGCAAGTTCGTGGATTGGAAGCGAGTGATACAGAACTAGATGAATTAGCACAAATGGCTGTTGATAGTTTTAAGGATCTAAGTGATTTGGGAATGCAAGTTGATAGTAGATTTTCTAGTGAAATTTTTAGTGTAGCAAGTAATATGCTTGGTCATGCTATCACAGCTAAAACAGCAAAACTTAATAAAAAGTTAAAAATGATTGATTTACAACTTAAAAAAGCACAATTGGATCAGAAATTAGCTAACCAGGCTGAGGAGATAGAAAACACTCCTGTCGGTGAAGGTAAAGCACTAGACCGTAATGAGTTGTTAAAGATGTTGGCTAGTAAAACAAACGACCAATGATAAATACATAATACAGGAATAACGCAATGAAAAGCCTAAAAACATACATAACCGAAAGTCTTAAAAGTTACAAATATACTATAAAGATTGCTGGTGACGTGGATAAAAACTTTATAGATATGTTTAAGTACAATCTAAACAAGTTTGATCCAATCCGAATCAGTGATCCAACAAAGACTCCTATTCAGAAAGATCCATATGGATTTCCTAATTTAGCAAATCAATCAGTAACTATTATTAAAGCTGACTTTAGATATCCAGCTACTGAACCAATGATTCAGCAGATTGCTCAACTATTGGGCTATAATGTTAACATGGTTCGTGTTATTACTACTGATTATAATGATAGCATTAATAGTGAAGCTGAAGGCTATGCTAATGAGATGAAAGATAGTCCGATACTTACACATGAAGAAATGGGTGAGCAGCCTGGTGCTAAAGAAGCTAATAAAGCATATGGTGATAGTTATTTAACTAGCATCAAAGACCAAATGAAGGGTTCAACAATTGATATTCCTTATGCAGGTCAAAAGACTCCTAATGCGTTTGATCCGTTCAAACCATATTTGGATGATAAGAAATTAGGCGATAAGAGTCCAATGAGTACTATTACTCGCCCAGCAAAGCCAGCAACTGGTGCAAGTGCATCTAAATAAAAGGAATATTAAAATGAATATGTTAGATTTAATGAACAAAATGACCCAGCTTAGTGAAGCAAAAGAAAAAACTAAAACTGGATTAAAGCATACTGCTGAACCCGGTGGCTATGGTCGCAAAGATGACGAAGATGATGAAGGTCATAAAGTTAAAGCCGATGCCGTGAAAAAAGGAAAAGGTCGTCCTAAGAAAGATGCTGACGATTCAGGTGAAACTAAAAAGTATGACTTTAGTGCATTTGGTGTTAAGTCTGGCAAAGATGTTAAACTACCTAAACATGATAAAAAGAAAACTACAGTAGTTAAAGGTAAATCACAAAGTCATGCCGATAACAAAAAAGATGATGGCACTGATCCTGAGACTAAAGATAAGAAAAAAAGTCTAAAAGAATATTTTGACGCATTAGACAGAGCGATAATGAATGAAGATGGTTATACAACTGCACCAATGCCGGGCGCTGTTCAAGTTAAAGATGCGTCTGGTAAAGTTGTTGCAACTGCAAAAAACCCACAAGCTGCCGCAGCCTTTAAAAATGGTGATGTAACTCTTGGTAATCCAGAAGAAATGAATGAAGGTGACGGTGGTGCTATAGGTGATTTACCAAAACAAACAAGTCCAGAACAACCGTATCAAGTACCATTTGGTGCAGATACTAATTTAGTATTTGCACGGGGTAAACGAAGTGGGTTACACTATGCTATGATGCGAGGCATGCTTAGTGATCCTTGGTACTTTAAATTTAACGGTAAAGTATATTCAATATCAGACAACGGTGATGGTATACCAAAACCAATTGAGCAAGGTATGGCAGAAGCCGATCAACCGTCTAATCAGATGGATATGGGTGCTGGATTGGGTGCTGGACGTAGCCAAGCAACATTTGAAAGTCGTGCTAAAGCTGATAACAAAGCTGAAAAAGCAGGTAAGAAAGTTACTAAAGACTTAGAATACGATATGAAACATAAAGGTAAAGATGACGAAAAAGCTTTGAAGGCTGGCAAGAAAGTTACCAAAGACATTGAGTATGATGAGAAACATAAAAAGACAGTAAAAGAAGCGGCTAAGCCTGACTTCCCGGATATTGACAATGACGGCAATAAAAAGGAAAAAATATCTCAGGCAGCACAAGACGCTAAAAGAGATAAAAAGAAAGTGAAAGAAGGTATGGAACATAAATTAAAAGCAGCTCGCCATACAGGTAAAGCACATGCACTATCTAAGCAAGGATATAACTGTGGTTATGATGATATGGAAGAATCAAGACATTATCACGAAGGCTACAAAGAAGGTCTAGATGAGTGCTACGGTCAAATGCCAATTCAAGGTTATGTAGGCGAAGCAAATAACGAAGTAGCTGATATGGCTAGTTACGGAGCTCACACACCTGAATTAGACGAAATGGATAAAACTTCTTACATGAAGCAACAAGCAATTAAGACTCCGGGCAATACATTTAAGGCATTTGGTCAAACTTTCAAAGATAAAGAAGTAGTAGAAAGTCCATTCGCTTTTGAAGCATGGGAACAAGAATTGAATTCTATCCTAGAAGGCAAAGATGTTACTGAAGGTATGACCGTTTCTATCAGTAAAGGTCAACAAGGTACTCCTGATTCAGTAAGTGTTTCAGCACAAGATAGTGAAGCTGATCAATTATTAAGTATCATTAAGCAATCAGGATTAGGTTTGTTTGGCGGTGATGATGCAGGTCAAACTCAGGGAACACAACCAATGACAGTTGATGGTGGTGAAGGCCCACAAGCTAATATTGAAGTAGTTGACGACCATGATGATATGTTATCATTAATTCGTAAGATGACTGGTCAAGGTCCTGCACAAGCAAACGGTGATTATGAAGAAGAAGGTGGTCATGAAGGTCATGGCCATGAAGACGAAACGTGTGAAAGTTGCGGTGGCATGATGGAAGAAGGTCATTCATGTGGAGAAGCTGTTGAAGAAGATGAATCAATGGATCAGCGTGAATATGAAGTTGCCGAAGACCAGAGTGGTGGTGATGACTCTGAAGAATCCGATGAAGTTAATAGCGATGCGGTACGTGATGCCTCACTAGCAACAGCCGCTGGTCAAAGTTTTGCTAATACTGATGCCCCTATTAAAGAAGGTGGTGACGGCGGCGAAGCTTCAGATGCAGGTGCTGACGGTGTAGATATTGCTGATGTAGCTGATGAAACTGAAGAAGATTTAGAAGAATCATTAGCTAATGGTGCAGATGATACATTTGAGTCTGATATTGACTTTATGACTAAAGTTATTTCAGGTGGTTTAAACAAGCAAAAATCTACTGGTCAAACAACAATTCCAGTTGTTTCTACACAAGTAAATCGTTTAGGTAATCCGATGAGAGAATCTAATGATTTGTTAAAGGATTGGCGCAAATTAAGTGGTATTAAGTAATTAATATTACTCAAAAGTGCCCGGCTTTAGTCGGGTATTTTTTTGGCTATAGTGTTTGTAAAAAAACGATAAATACTAAATAAGGTGATATAGATATGGCTCAACAAAATATAGATTTCGGTACCTTCCCGGATGATCCAGATGCAGATGCTATTAGAACGGCATTTTCAAAAGTACAGAACAATTTTACTGAATTGTTTGCTACAACTACTGCCGGTAGTGTAGTTTCAGTAAACGGGGGTGCAGGTATTTCTGTTAACACCCCTACAGGTAATGTAATTGTTACTGCCAACCTTGCACAAGTAGTAGTTAGTACAAGTTCATTAAGAATTGGTCAAAATAGTAACGGTGGAACAACTGCTGTCATTAATAGTTCTATTCAAACATTAGTAATTGATATTAATCCAGCAAATGTTTTCTCAGGTAACTTTTCTGGTGTAAGTGGTGCATTAGCAAATCTTAATGGAACATTAACATCAAATTCTAACAGTCAACCTAATATTACAAGTGTTGGTACATTGACTAGTTTATCTGTAATAGGAAATATTTCTTCAGGCAATGCTAATTTAGGTAACGTAGTAATAGCTAATTATTTCACCGGAACATTAACAACTGCCGCTCAACCTAATATTACAAGTGTAGGTAATTTAAGTTCATTAAATGTTACTGGAAATATTAGATCATCATCCTATATAGGTGGAAATATAGCTACAACCGGGGCAAATGCGATATTTATAGGTGATGGCTATTTGTTAAGTAATTTAACTATTACTGCTGGTAGCTCTATTATTAATGGTAATAGTAATGTAGTAATTCAGGCAAATGGTAACGTAACTACCAGTGTAGCTGGTAATAATGATATACTAACTATTACTGGTACTGGTGCTAATATATCAGGTACGGCTAACGTAACTGGTAATATTAGTGGCGGTAATGCTAATTTAGGTAATGCGGTAACTGCTAATTATTTTATTGGTAACCTTTACGGTAATGCCAATACAGCCGGCACAGTAACAACTGCGGCACAATCAAATATTACAAGTGTCGGGACATTAACTAATTTAGGTGTATCAGGAAATGTTATAAGTGGTAATGTGTATGCTAATAGTGGTTTAATTAAAGCACAATATCTATCAGGAGATGGAAGTAACCTTACTAATTTAAGTGCCGGAATAACTCTTGTTAACGGAAACAGTAACGTCAGTATTCCAACTATCAATGGCAATATTAATATGAGTGCTGTTGGTAATGCTAATGTAGTAGTTGTGACAGGAACAGGAGTTAATGTATCCGGAACTATAAATGCCACTGGTACTATTACTGGAAATTTCAGTGGTAATGTTATAACGGCATCACAAGGTAATATTACTAGTTTGGGTAACTTAACTAGTTTAACCGTTAACGGAATAGCTAATTTAGGTGCAGTGGGTAATGTTAAAATTACGGGAGGCTCCAGCAACGGTTATTTATTTACTGATGGTGCCGGTAATTTAACATTTGGATCAATTGTTAATACTCCTCCCGGTGGAGCAAATAATGATGTACAATTTAAAGATGGCGGAACATATCAAGGTAGTTCTAACTTTACATTTAATCCAACATCAAATCTAGTATCAATCACTGGAAACTTATCTGTAACCGGTAATGCTAACGTTGGTAATTTAAATGCTACACTATTAACCGGTACACTAACAACAAATAATCAACCTAATATAAAACAAGTTGGTACTTTGGATTATTTAATTATTAATACGACTGGATCTCTTGGAATGGGATCTGGTAATATTACTGCAGGAAATATTAGTCTTATTGCTGCCGGTAGTGCTAATTTAGGTAATTCAGCAACTGCTAATTACTTTATTGGTAATTTTTACGGAACAGCTAATACAGCAACTAGCGCAACAAATGCTTCAGCCTTATTACAAAATACTTCTACTGCTACTACAGTTTATCCTATATTTACAACATCATCCGCTAATGGTAATTCATCAGCAGTATTCAATTCATCAATAAGTGCTAACTTAAGTAATGCGTCTATTACAGCTACTACATTTGTTGGTGCACTTAGCGGGGCAGCCACAAGTGCAACTACAGCAGGTACTGTAACAACTGCTGCACAAGGCAACATTACAAGTGTTGGCACATTAACAAGCATGACTTCAAGTGGTAATGTTCAGGGTGCTAATCTTATTGCAACCAGCTATCATATTCGTTCAGTTAATGCGGCAGTTTCAGCAGCCGGCACAGTTCAAGGAAATGCTACAGCATTAACTACTGAATTTAATAGGGTATCAACTGTTGTTAGTGGAGCCGGTGTTGTGTTACCAACAGCAGTAGCTGGTATGGCAATATCTATTGTCAATTCTAGTGCTAACTCATTGTTAGTATATCCAGCAACAGGCGCGGCAATTAACTCATTAGCAACAAATGCTGGTTATAGTCATGTAACATTAGCAACATTACAATACATAGCAATATCAAGCACACAATGGTATACAGTAGGTGCTTCATACGCATAAGGAAAACAAATGGTAACAATAGAATTATTAACATCAATGTGTCCAAAAACAAGACGCTCTACGTTAGAGGGTTTTGTTGAGCCACTAAACACGGTGGCAGAATATTATGAGATGTTTGAAAATCCAAAACGTTGTGCTGGATTCTTAGCACAGATAGCACACGAAAGTGGTGGATTTAATGCTGTAGTTGAAAACTTAAACTATAGTGCAAAAGGATTGATGGGCACATTCAAAAAGTATTTCCCTAACGAAGAACTAGCAAAACAATATGAACGCAAACCAGAGATGATTGCTAATCGTGTATATGCTAATCGTATGAAGAATGGTGATGAGAATAGCGGTGATGGCTTTAGATTCAGAGGGCGTGGATTAATTCAATTGACTGGTCGTGATAACTATACAAGATTTGCTGAAGCATTAGATATGAGTATTGAAGATACAGTTAGATACTTAGAGACACCAAATGGCGCTGTTGCTAGTGCTGGATGGTTTTGGGATAATAATAAACTAAACCAGTTCTGTGATAAAGATGACTTTGTTACATTAACAAAGCGTATCAATGGCGGAACTATTGGGTTAGAAGATAGAAAACATCACTATCATTTGGCATTAGAACATTTAGGCGCACATTAATATGGCACAACCAATTTGGAATACAACTGCTGGTTCTATTGGAACATTTCCTGCTACTATAATAATGGCAACGCAGTTATCAGCATCACCTGTATCTCCCGCTACAACAATAACATATACATTATTAAGCGGTACATTGCCACCGGGTACAACTATTACCATTGGTGGATTAATAAGCGGAACCCCCACGTTAGTTACAGTAGACACTACTACTACTTTTACAATTAGAGCAACTGATAATTTATCTAACATACGTGATAGAACATTCTCAATAACTATATCAGGAACAGCTATTCCTGAATTCACTACACCGGCGGGAAGTGTTTTATCTACATTAGATAGTGTATGGATTGAATTACCAATTGAATATTCAAATCCCGATAATACTAATCAGATTGTAGTAGAAGTTCAAGAAGGTATTTTACCACCCGGTTTAGAAATTAATCCAGCTGGTGTAATTAGAGGATATGCTAACCCACCGACAGTTAGTGTTACATTAACTGAAGTAGAAACAAATGCTACTCTAACTGATGGTACTAGTTATTTGATAACATGTACAAGTACCACTCAATTCACAATAGGAAGACCAGTAGTATTTACTTCTACTGTATTTGGTGGAATACAAAACGGAGAAACATATTATATTAAAACTATTGATAGTTCTACTACCTTTAGTATAACCTCTACACAAAATGGTGATGTGTTTCCATTAACATCAGCATCTGGATCAATGACTGTTACACTCCCTGCTACATCATTTGGTCAACCTACTATTCGCACATATTCATTTATCCTTAGGTTATCAAGTAATTTAGGCGGTGATACTGCTACATATTCAATTACAGTAGTAAATCAAAATACTCCAGTAAGTCAAGGCGGCCCTGGATATACTATTAATTCACGTATACCCACTATACTTAATACTAGACCTAAAACATTTATAATTACTGATAATGACCCATACAGTGGTTATTATATATTACCTCCAATAAGCCCTACTGTTAATGCTTTCATAGGTACAATACGTAGTGGAGAATACTTTACATTTAAAATAATAGGTTACGATTTTGACGGTAGTTCACTAACATATGATTATGTTAATTTGCCAGTAGAGTTAACCGGAGATACTGAAACAGGGTGGATTACCGGAACACCTACATTAAATTCAACTGGTCTAAGTACATTTTCTTTTGCTGTAAATGTATATAAAACAGATAGTAGTAGTATAGGCACAACTAATTTTAATTTTAGTTATAATTTAAGTAATGAAATTACTGATACTATAATATGGTCAACCCCTTCAGATTTAGGAACTATATTTAATAGTTCAATAAGTACAGTAAATGTTTTTGCTGTAGCCGATACTGAATTATCATACAGAATAACTAGTGGATCATTACCTCCTAATTTGTTATTATTATCTAATGGAGAAATAACAGGTAAAGTAGCAGATCAACCCACAGACACTTTATTAGAACAAAATACTGAAACAGTATTTACCTTTACTATTCAAGCATATTCTGCTTTATTTCCTGCGGTTCAATCTACTAAAACTTTTACAATAACGGTATTACAAGAATATACTCAACCAACAGATACACTATATATTAAGGCAGCACCTAGTATCAATGATAGAAATATTATTAATACTCTATTAACAAGTGAAACATTAATTCCTGAAGAAATAGTGTATAGACCCAATGATATATATTTTGGTAAAGCAACTAGTATAGTATATGAGCATGCATATGGTATATATGCAAGTGAGATTGATGAATATTTGGCGGCTGTAACTCAAAATCATTATTGGAGAAATATTACTTTAGGTGAAATAAAAACTGCCGTAGCAAAGAATAGTTTGGGAGAAATAATTTACGAAGTGGTATATAGTGAAGTCATTGATAACTTAGTTAATCCTGCAGGAATAAGTATTCAACAAGAAATTATTTGGCCAAGACCAATAGATTTAGGATTAGGTCCATGGTATACTAGTATTACCGATATCCATGCTAGTTATGAAACTGTGTTAGGACAAGAGTATTATACTAGTTTAACACCTGGTTTTGCACAAACACTGTATCCAAATAGTTTATTTAATATGCGTAATCGTGTAAGTCAAGTTGTAGGACAAGAATTTGATAGTCGTTTACTACCATTATGGATGACTAGTCAACAAGAAAACGGCGGTACATTGGGTTACACACAAGCTTGGGTAATATGTTATACTAAACCTGGAATTATTGTTGATGGTCAACTATTAACTTATGCTGAATTTAAAGCAACCGGGTTAACAAAGACACGTACTGAGGGTGGCGTAATTATAACAGACTATTTTAGTTCTGCGGAAACTATTAAAAACAATATTAACAATAATTGGCCATATACATTGAATCAAATCAACTTTAGAATTGATAGATTTAGTGTAGATAAGAGCGAAACCTATAATTATGATAAAAAATTAAATCCACCTGCTTGGACAGGATTACCGAGTGCAACTCCTGTACCTAATCCAATAGACAGTGAAAATTTCTATGTATTGTTCCCTCGTCAAACAATTTTACCAGACGAATCTCAATACTAAATATATAACGGAACAACAAAAATATGAGTACAATTAACACAAACGGCATCAATGTAAACTATCCTATACCAGGAGTGAATAACAATAGTCAAGGATTCAGAGATAACTTTGCATCTATTAGAACTAACTTGAATACAGCTGGAACAGAAATTACAGACCTACAAAACAAAGTTGTAGTTAAGTCTGCACTAGCCAATTCTACCGTTAATAACGATATGGCTAATACTCTTATTAGCAATGCATTAACACGTAGTTTCCGTGCTAGTACTTATAATTTGGGCAACGCATTGTCTGGTGTAGTATCAGTAAATGTATCATTGGGTGACGTACAATATGGTACTATTGCAGGAAATACTATACTTCAGTTTACTGGATGGAGTCCTACTAGTACACAAAGTAATGTACAACTTCAATTAGCTGTTTCAAACAATTTAGCAGTATTATCTTTCCCTAGCCAAGTTACAGATGGTGTAACTACATTAGAAAATTATGCTAATGTTGCTAATACAAATACTGTTACCGTACCATATGGTGTAACCCAATTAGATTATAGATTCAGTACACTTGATTGCGGTAATACAATTACAGTGGAACCCTTTAATAATAATAGAATAGCATCACAAATACAAACACGTAACGTTATTCCTACAGGAAATCAAGGTGATATGGTTGGTGATATTGCAACAAGTACTGGTTTAAATCAATTAACTATTACTAGTTCAAACGTATCTGATTTTTTAAATACACCAAATACAACACAACTCTATACTGATATGCCAATAGTATTCACCGGTGTTACTATGGAAGCTAATATTACAGTTGGAACAACTTATTATGTACGAAATGTTTCTGCTAACACATATTTTACTGTTTCAACAACTTTGGGTGGGGCAAATGTTAACTTAGCAGGAAATGCTAGTCCAACACTTCCAATGTATGCTAACCCAGTATCATACCTGTACGTGTGTACGGATGATTATAACTCTACTGAATATGCTAAGTCAGCAAATGCTACTAACAGCACTGGTAATATTACATTAAATAATACCAATTCATTGGCTAATAATGTTCCTATTATATTTACTGGAACAACATTTGGTGGATTAGTAGCAAATACAGTATATTATATAAAAAGCGGAACCTTTAATGCTTCCCCGGGAAATATAATAGTCAGTCAATCCAGAACAAACGGTGTAGCAGATACCGCACTTACATTAACAACTGCGTCCGGTACATGTGTTGCTACAGCATACGTAGGTTCGGACATTTGGAAAAGAATCG